AAGAGCGAGCCGGACCAGCAGCGGATTTACAACGAGCTGCAGGCGCAGGGTTATGACCTAAAAGTCGTTACCACGTGAGCGCTGCGCTGAATGCGGCCAGTGATTGCGCCTCCTTGCCGTATGACATAGAGCGTCTCGCTTTAGAATGGCGGGTAGTTCCTGGCTTCCCATCTTACGAGATACGTGGTGATGGGACAATTAGGCGGGTCGTTGCTGGAAGGTATAGACGCGGCAAGGGCGGCCCTGGCGCTTCTCGCAAGAATTCTATCGGGGACCACGGTTACCCGGTTGCTACTCTGCGCAACGGCAAGCAGCACACTTGCCTGGTACACCGTCTTTTAGCCGAGGCGTTCTTCGGGCCGCCACCCGCCGGAAAGGATTGGGTGGCTCACGGTGATGACAACAAACTGCATTGTCATATCCGCAACCTTCGGTGGGCCAGCCCGCCAGAGAATTGGCAGGACGGTCTTCGGAATGGACGGCAGCGGGTCGGCGCGCTGTCACCAAAAACAAAGACGACAGAAGAGGATCGGTTAAAGATCCTCGCGGCCTACGTGCCTGGGCAAGTTCGGATGCAGGACATCGCCGACCAATTCGGTGTGTCGCGTCCGACGGTAAGCAGAATCATCGAAGGGAAGGGTTGGCGCGGTGAGGGTAGAGGTCAGAAATAAGTGTGACCATTACTCGACATACCGAGCTGCCAGGGTGCAATCCCTTTTCAACGTCGATACTGGGGCTAATTTCTCACTCGATGCCGATCTCGACATAGACGACGGCGATTGGAAGATTGGGGTTGTGGTCGGCCCGTCAGGGTCCGGCAAGACGTCGATCGGCCGGCGGATATTCGGCAGCGCGGACGCCTTCTGGGCCCCGGAATGGCCCGCCGACAAGCCGATCATCGACGCGATCGCGCCCAATGGGGATTTCGATGCGGTTACTGGCGCGCTGGCGGCTGTGGGCCTGGGATCTGTGCCAGCGTGGCTACGACCGTACCCAGTTCTATCTATGGGGGAGAGGTTCCGTGCCGATATGGCTCGCCTCGTGTGTGAGGGGCCATCTCGAGCTGTTGTGGACGAGTTCACCTCGGTCGTTGACCGCCAAATCGCGCGCTTTGGTGCACTTGCGTTCGCGAAAGCGTGGCGGCGGTCGGAGGGCAAGGTTGTTCTACTGACGCCGCACTACGACGTGCTGGACTGGATCGAGCCGGATTGGGCCTATGATACCGCGACCGGCGAGTTCCGCCGGGGGAGGTCTCTTTGGCGACGGCCCCGGTTCGAACTGGAAATCGTCCGCACGGACTGGCGCTATTGGCCAGAGTTTGAGCCGCATCACTATCTGAAGCTGCCGCGCATGATCGGCGCGTGCTGTTACGTGGGCGTGGTCGAGGGCGAGCGGGTCTGCCACATGGCGATGTCAACCGCGGCCAAGGGGCACGACTGCGAGGCCCGCGGGTGCCGCCTGGTGGTGAAGCCCGAATGGCAAGGGGCCGGCGTTGGTATGCGGTTCCTCAACGCGGTCTGCCAACTGCAGCGCGACGGTGCCCCGGGCTCCCGCCTGCCGGGCCGCAAGGTCACCACCATCTTCCACACCTCGCACCCTGGACTCGCCGCGGCGTTGCGCCGCGACCCAGCCTGGCGGCAGGTCTCCGCGGCACTGCACGGCGGCCACAAGGGGCGCAGCAGGTCTAAGTCGGGCGTCACCGGCAAGCCGATGACGCAGAGCGGATTCGGCGGCCATCTCAGGGCGGTTCAAGGGTTTCGCTATCACGGCGCACCCCAGGGGGCCGCATAGCGGTCTGGCGGTCGCAGAGTAAGGCCCAACCCCTTCAATGCAAACCACCAAGCAGTACCGACGAAACACGCGGGATCTCCTGCGCCTGGCCGACATGATGTCGGTCAAGGCGTCGGTTCCGGCGATGTGCGAGCGCCTGGCGATCAGCGACATCACCCTGTTCCGGTATTACGGCCGGGAGCTGGAGGCGGCTGGTTACCCGATCCTCGGCCAACGCCGGGAGCCGACTGACGCGCAGCGGAAAATGGTGTCGCACCTCAAGTCGATCGGCGTGTCGATCGACAATATCTGTGCGGCGATGGACCACGTCTATACGCCGGAAACACTCAGGAAGTACTTCGCGAGGGAACTCGAGAAGGGCACGGCGCTTCTGGACATCAGGTTGCGCCACGCCCTCGTTGATGCAGCAACCACTTGGCACCGCAAGGGCGAGAAGATGCCGGTGACCGCCGTGTCCCCGCTGATCTTCCTTGGGAAAGCAGTGCTCGGCCTCAAGGAGACGGGCCGCACCGAGCTGACCGGGCCAGATGGCGAGCCGATCCAGGTACAGCACCAGCATGCGGTGGTGATCCTCCCGGACAACGGCCGCGATGAGCGCCCCGCCCTGGAAGACGATTCGCAGCAAGAACCCGAGCCTGAGGTGCTGACGATCGAAGGGCAGGTCGTAGACGTAACGGATCAGGCGGATACCCGGGATGAGGGAGGAAATTAGGCCACAGCCTGGCCCGCAGACTGATTTCTTTAAGACCTCTGCCGACATAGCGATTCTGGGTGGGGCGGCCGGCGGTGGCAAGACGTGGGGTCTGCTGATTGAGCCCCTCCGGCACGTCATTACGAACCCCCTCTTCGCGGCGCTGTTCCTGCGTCGAACCACGCCGCAGATCGAGAACCCGGGCGGCCTCTGGGACGCGTCGTCGCATCTCTACCCAAAGGTGGGGGGCGTCCCAAAGGTCGGGCTGAAGGAGTGGCGTTGGGGCGCCGGCGGCAAGGTGAAGATGTCTCACCTTGAGCATGAAGTCTCGAAGCTGAATTACCAGGGGTCCGAAATTCCCCTGTTATGCTTCGATGAGCTGACCCATTTCACCGAGACCCAGTTCTGGTACATGGTCAGCCGCAACCGCTCGATGAGCGGCGTGCGCGGTTATGTTCGGGCAACCTGCAACCCCGACCCTGACAGCTTCGTTGCGCGGCTGATCGAATGGTGGATCGACCAGGAGACGGGATTCCCGATCAAGGCGCGTTCCGGCAAGGTCCGCTGGCTGCTGCGTGTCAACGACAGGCTGCATTGGGGCAACACCCGCGAGGAGCTGATCGAGCGATTCCGCGGCAAGATTCCGCCGGATGCGCTGCTACCAAAGTCCGTGACGTTCATCCCGGCGAGTCTGAACGACAACGCCGCGTTGATGAAGGCCGACCCAGGCTATCTTGCGAACTTGCTGGCGCTGCCGACGATCGAGCGCGAGCGCCTACTACGCGGCAACTGGAAGATCAGGGCATCCGCCGGTCTGTACTTCCAGCGGTCATGGATGAAGCCTGTATCGGCACTCCCTGCCGGCATTCGGTTGGTGCGGGCATGGGACCTGGCGGCCACCGAGAAGACAGAGACCAACGATCCAGACTTCACCGAAACGGTGTTGATGGGCGAATACGAGAGGCGGTTCTTCGTCATCGAACACGCCTTCATGCAGGGATCACCGCGGCGCGTCCAGCAGTTCGTGCTCAACACAGCCGAACGAGACCGGGCGGCCGGTCGCAGCGTCACGATCTCCGTCCCGCAGGACCCGGGCCAAGCCGGCAAGGCCCAGGTCACCACGTATTCGGAGTTGCTGGTAGGCCATACGGTCCGGTTCTCTACCGAGAGCAGGGCGGCGCAATCGTCGTCCACCGCGCCGGCGGCGAAAGCCGCGAAGGTATCCCGCTTCGGCCCTTTCTCCGCGCAGTGCCAGGCCGGGAACGTCGACTACGTGCCGGGGGCGTGGAACACGGAGTTCTTCGACCGCCTCGAAGCATTCCCGGAGGCGATGCACGACGATACGGCGGACGCATGCAGCCGCGGCTTCAACCAACTGATCGGCCGCGGCGCGCCGGCGCAGTTCGTCACGTTCCCGCTGATCGGCCGATGACGCCCTGGCGCGCGCCGATGAGTTCGGCACTGCCGTCCAGCAGGAGGCAGTGCGCCATGCCGTTGCCGTGGGCTACCCCGGCATCAAGCAGTCCAAGTAGGACCGTGAACCACCCGCATGTTCGATGAGATCTGTTCGCGCATCCCCAAGGATAGCGACTACCCCGATCGGACGTGGGTGCTTGACGTGCGCAAGCGCGTCCTGGACGGCACTATCTACAACGTCCTGCCATACCTGTTCCACAACGAGTTCAACCCGAACACCAAGGAGTACATCCCTCTAAAGGATCGGCGGCCGTCCGTCCGTTACAACCTGTGCCGGATCGTGGTGCAGGACAGCGTCTCGATGCTGTTTGGGGAAGGGCGCTTCCCGCTCATCCACAGCGAAAACGAAGACGTGCGCGGTGCCTTAGCAAATCTGGTCAAGGAGACGCACCTCGTTGAGACAATGTCCGACGCGGCGATCCGCGGCGCCATCGGATCCGTCGCCATCCTTATGCGGGTGCTGAAGGGCCGCGTCTTCTTCGACGTGCTGGACACGCTTTTCCTGACGCCGACATGGGATCCCGAGGAGCCGGACACCCTGCAGCGTGTGGTCGAGAAGTACAAGGTCCCTGGCAGCTCTCTCCGTGATATGGGTTACACCATACCGGACGATGAGGTGAACGAGGACTTTTGGTTCCAGCGCATGTGGGATACGGCTTCCGAAACGTGGTACATGCCGTGGCGTGTACATGGCGAGGAACAGGGGGTCACAGGT